AGGGCTGCGACGTGGCAATCTGCCAAGCTTCTACTGGGCTGCTTCCCGCAGCTATCTGGTCAGTTAGCGTGCGGTTGAAGCTAATCATTCGAGATGCATCTTGCTCGTCCACTGCGATTACAGATCGACGGTCGACATACTTTGTGAATGCCGCGCTCTCCATCACAAACGAGCTGTTCAGCACCGACTGCACTTCTTCGGGGCTGTGTCCTTCCGCTACCGCGTAGGCAAACAGCTCGTCGCGGATAAGGGCAAACGCAGCATCGTCGTCCATCGGGATCTCAGCGTCGGTAAAGAAGTCCTCAAAGCCTTTTGCCAACTCCTTGGACTTCACCTCGATGTCGTCTTTGATGTCTTGCTGGCGAACAGTCCGTGCTTGCTTCTGCTCAATCAAGAAAGCTCTTTGCTGTTCAAACAGATCGTCTTGGCTGGCCTTCTGGATCTCCGCCTCAATGCGCGCCGGGGAGATGCCTCGCCTCTGTCCGTCTGCCCTGATCGCTGCGTTGCGCTGGGCTTGGATGTTGCGGGTGTAGGCGACAGCATTGCTGGCGTTGAACTCTTTGATCACTGCGTCGTTTACTGGACGTCCTGTTGCCCTATCAATCCACGCCTCACCTGTCTCACCTTGCTCGCCTTTGGTCAGCCGCAGAGTAGCGCCGCTGATATGACCAGGACCGACAGCAACCACACCGCCGCCAGTCTCTTTTACTGCCGTGATGAAGTTAGAGGCACGGTCGTCAGTACCATCTGCAGGGATAATCGATCCGCTTACCGGGTCGCGCAGCTGGAAGGTGGTCCCTACACTTCTTTGGTTGCGTGGCATCTTGCCGAGTAGTGGCATCAAAAACTCAAGAGCAAACTCGCGCTCAAACATCGTGCGCCCGTCTGTCAGCGTAACAGCTGCGCCCTGCTTGCCCTCAGTGTGAGGAGCCATCATGACAGCACCAGGGATAGTTCCCAGCGTGTCGTTCACTAGCTGTGCGTATTCCTGCATGAAAGCTTTGTTGCCAAGCAGCTGCACAGCTCTCTGATCTTGGGCAAAGAAAGGCTCTGTGTGGAACGTGTTGCTAAGTCCACGGCCCATTTCAGAGTTAGTAGCGACACCGTCTTTGCCGTAGATTCCGTAGTTCTCATAACCGTATTTGGCCATCAGCTCTTGCATGCCAACTGCGTAGGAGCTGGCAGCTTGTCTTTCCTCTGGTGTGACGTCAGACGGGACAACAACAAGGCTGTAGAAGTTGTCGGTCTTGCCAGAATACGAGTTGAAGTCGAGGCTGATACGACGCTCGCCTGGTGCAAGCTTGCCGTACTGCTCGCGACTGCCTTCAAAGACTTTGATCCCTGGCACCGCAGGGTCAACGTCACCGTCCTCTGGCTGGTTCAGTTCGAGGTCCAGACCAACAACGCGAGCAGCTTCGTCTGCAGCGCTGACAATGTCTTGGTCGTACTGCACGTTGGTGTACAGGGACTGCTGAACACCGCCAGTCTCAGCGATGTTGAAGTCAGTTACCGACATGCCTGCATCTAACGACAGTGCGTCGAGTTCTGCCTGCTGTCGGAACTGCCGTTCAATGTCCCTCGCGCTCTCGCCGTAGTCTGCGTAGGTGTCCTGCAGCTGGGTCAGTTTGAAGTCTTGCTCTGCCTTGTAGAGCTTGAAGGCGTTCTCCTGCTCTTGCAGCTGGAGGTTCTGCTCCATCTTCATCATCTGCAGCTGGTTGCGTCGTGCCTGCAGTCCTGCTTCAGCCAGGTTGCTGATAGGTCCGCGCAGATTGCCAATCGCTGCTGCTAGTTTCTCAAGAGCTTGGCTCTCACGGTTGTCGAGAAGAGGCCTGTAGTACGGGTCCAGCATTTTAACTGGAGCAGCATTCGGGCGTACTGGACGGAGGTACTCAACCATTCATCATGCTCCCCATCGCATAGCTATATCGTGCGTCGTACATATTCATCATGTTTTGGTTAAACTGCTGGGTCTGATTGAACGACTGCTGTTGGTAGTTCATCTGCGCGCTGATCATCTGATTGCTCTGCAGCGTCTTCGTGAACGACCCAAAGGCGTTGATCACACCACCCAGCGCAGTAAGGTTCGCGGCTGCTAGTTCAGCTTGACTCACACGGCCCTGCTGGACGCTGGCAATGCGCGACTCAGCATCGAACTTCGCCTGCTTCTTTAGGTCTTGGCCGTAGTCAATCAGCATAGACCGTCGATGCGCCAGTCGGCCCAAGTTGCGGTTACTGACCTGGGAGATAGCGCCGTAGGTGTCGTCAACGCTTTGGCCTGTACGACCGACAGATGCGTTGAGCGCACGGGTCTGTCCCATCACATCTCTTGCTTGTAGGGTCTCGTCAAAAGCAGCCATCTGCGTCTCGCGAACTTGCTCAACAGTTTGCTTGTCGATCTGCTCTTGCTGCATGTCGTAAGCGCGCAGGGCCAACGTCTTGTTCGCTTCGTACTGCCGTTGTTGTTCTGCAGCGCGCTCATAGATTGCTTGTTTCTGGACGTTTGCCTGGGCGATGCTCAGCCCAGCGTTTAGCACCGGGCCAATGAGGCTCATTGCAGCTGTACACATCTCATTGTCTCCTGATGGTAAATTGGAAAAAGTCGTAGCCGTTGATCTGGATAGGATCGTCAGCAAACGATGCGCCTACCCAACGGAGCCACTGCTGGTGGACGTCATTTTCAGCGTCGACCACGTTGTAGAAAATCTCGTAGCCGCTGATCTCAAACATCTGGGCTAAGACACTGCGAGCTTTCCGCAGAAATTGAACAGGCTTCTCAGAGATCCTGTCTGTACCAACGAGCCAAGGTATTCCGGCATGAGGATAATCATCACTATGCGAGACCCCGGCAATTGCCACAGGCGTCGTGCCAGACTCCAGGCCGACCAATGTAAACCGAGAGTTAACAACACTGTCGCGTACAGCTCGTACAGCGTTGTCGCTGTTAGTGATGCGACATGCCTCGCGCCGGTCTGCTTCCCGAAGGTTCTGAGCGACATAGGCAATCTCATGTGGCCGAGCCATCTGTATCTCAATAGCCAACTGATCATCCTCGTAACGTCTTGGGTGAGACAAATCCTTCCCACTCAATCGTCGTAAGTGTGGAAGGGTAAGGCTGTCCGTTCTTGAAAGTAATGGATACGCGGTCGTTCTTTGCCATGATTGGGAAACGGAACGAACCAGTGTCGAACGACAAGCTACCCAGAACGTCGGTACTGTCACCAAACGTCAAAGAGTTGAACTGTCTTGTGGACTTCTGACGACCGTTTGGTTCAACATCAACTGCAAACCCAGCTGTGTCGTCAAACGTGACTGTTGCGTATCGTAGCTGCAGGCGGCTATCGTTCCGACCGACAGTTGTTTGCCCTGGCTTGTAGTAGATGGGCGACATCTGAAACCGGAAATCATAACTAATGCCAACGGTAAAGTCTGGTTGGTCTGTCAAATCCAGAGTCTGCACCAAAGAGTCAGTTTGCTCGTTGTCGTGCCGCCCAAACACAGTCAGGTAAGTGTTTTTTGCCAGCGGGTTAAGGATAGCGTTGATTGCATCTGCTGTCGTCTGAGACGGTGCAGCGATGAAGGCACCAGTACGTGCTATTAGTTCAGCCACTGTGCCACCAGCTAGTGGGTTCAATTGCAGATTACTTGCGGCAATGAACGGCATTGCCTGTCCGTAGTCGTCATCGCCAGTACGTAGCGCAACAAGTTCAGACGACGTCGTGCGGTATGGGAGCTCAATCGTCGTGCTATCGGTGCCGAGAGGAAGTCCGGTAATCGCTGCGTTGGTCTCGTCAGTACGTAGACCGACGACCGATGGACACTGACTGCGAGACACGCGCATGTCGAGCAAAATAGGGAATGATCGTGGGGATACGCTGGTGATCTCTTCAATCTTTGTTCGCACAATGTACGTTCTCGTACTCATCGTACCATACGTTGGCACGGTGGCACCAGCGGAAAGCTCAAGGCTTGCGACGTAGTCAGGCGTCGTGACACTGATCAGCTGCACCAGGTAGTCATCAATGAAGCTAAACCCAAGCACCTTTGTGTCGTCATTGTACGTCCACTTAGACCAAGCACTTTGCAGCCGCTCGCCTTCGTTCTTGTAGTATTTGTAGACGTAGATGCTGTTCGGCTCGTTACTGCTGGACAAGCACAACAGCTCTTTCTTAGTCGACACAGCCATCTCGAACACGCCGGTTGGGATGTAGCGCGGAGCTTGGCCAGTCACCTCGTTGGTCTCAATGATGTCGGTGTCGTATTCGGCCACCATCTCGCGCACGGTCGTGAAGTTGAGATTGTCCTGTGCGAAGTAGATTGTGTTACCAGCGTTGATCGGCTGCACAGTTGGCGACACAGCAAACGCAGTCGACTGCTGGATCGACACTGTGTTTGGTGACAGCGCTGTACCCGACACCAACTTAAACTGTGCGCGGTCGGACATCACCATGAGTGTGTCGGCAAAGCTCACTGCGTTCTTCAGAATGTCGATACGGCCAGTAGACATGCCGATGTCGATCCGGTCGTCATCGAGCAGCTGGATCACCGTCTTGCGGAAGAAGTTGGCTGTGCTGCCAAACTCATTTGCACCCGACATGATCACGTTCTCGTCCGACAAGAAACCGAGACGCCCCTTGTAGACAAAGATGTCGTTGATCTTGTTGCCAATGAAGCTTGGCACACGGTTTGATTCTTCGTCGCCCACTACACGCGCTGCATATTGGTGCGGTCCAACTTCGAAGTATGGGGTGCCGTCGTTGCGGAACTTGCGCTTAATCGTGTGAGGCATCGTGTCGTCATCGATGACGTATGGGACTGCGTAGGTCTCCACATATTCGCCGTCGATACCAATCACGTAGTACGTGCCGTCGCCCTCACCTACACCACCGACACTGATCACACGACCGTTCGCTGCTTCTGGTGGCAGATCTTCAAAGGTCGTGACGGTGCCAGCTGCATTCTTTGTAAGACTAAAGCCAGCGCCGTCAGCGACAAAGATGCGCAGCTCTTCGTCTGTCACACCTACGGTGTAGTTGTCCCCGTCGTGCGCAATCTGGATCAGATCGTTCATCAGATCGAGCGATGCAGATGGCCAAGTGGTGCTGGTCGGTGCTGCATTCCAGTACAAACTACCGAGCTGCGGCTGTACCTGACTCCATCCGGTAAACGGAAGATACAGGTCGGCGGTGTTGTCTGTGCGGCTGACAGTCAGTGCGCGGTAGCCGCCAGCGCCGTCTGTAATTTCAATCTCGCCGCTGCTGTTAACTCGCAGGTCGTTGACAACTGTACGTGTCCGCCCGTCAACAGTGCTGCTGAAACCTGCATATGATTTCTCGTCGGGACGCACAACACGGAACGTCGTGGTTGAGCCACTCGATGAGACATCGCTAATCCCAAAGTAAGGCCCGACAAAGCACTGACGTAGGTCATCGTCGTCCATGTAGCCAATACCGCCTACCGAAACTGTCGCTTGCTTATGCCACACTGATCCTAAGTTGTTGAACGTATACCCGGGTACAGAACCGCTAGGACCGTAGTCACCAATGAAGTCACCTTGCGAAGCACCGCTGCTAAAGAACGGGTATTTCTCTGCTTCATCACCAAACTTGCTAACTTCAAAACGACGCAAATAGTTGAAAACTATAGGATCTCTTAGCTCGTAGCTTGTACTTGCGGGGCTGGAAGAAAATCCAGAGCGCATGAATGTTGCGACAACTTCGTCAGTTGAAGCCGTAGCCGTAGCGCTAATCTGCTTTGCCAGTCCCATGAACTGGTTAGCTTTGTTCAGGAACCCAATAACAAAATCGCCCGTGCTGGCTGTCTTGCCTTGGCTGAAATACAGCGTGCGGTAACCTGCCGACCCACTTGTCTTAATGCTGTTGTCGACCTTGCGGCCACCTTTAGACCCGCCGCGATCCGCGTCGTACTCCAGTTGCGGGAAAGCCGCAAAGTGGTAGTCAGCGAAGTTTGCCCCTGTGCTGCCGCCCGTGGTCACGTTACGGTTCAGAATGAATGTCGTGTCAGCAACTGTGATAAAGCGCAGGTCGTTGGCGAAGTCAGTCAGGACACCGCCGTCACCGTCGCTGGTCAGGTAGCTAGGCAGTGTGCCACCGACATACTCAACTTCGATGGCGTCAGATGTATCTGCGTCGAATGCCTTGATGCCGTTGCTGTCTGCAACCAGGACGTAGCGCTCGACAACGTCGCGGTCGATAAAGTGTACAGCTGCTCGGTCGTCAAACGACAGATCTGCCGTACTGCCAAACGCGTTCATCTCGCCGACAAACTCAGCAGCGTGTCGTTTCTGTAGGCCGCTCACTGGCGAGGCAAACGCGTTGACAAGATCAGTCGCCGTGTTGCTGAAGCGCAGGTTCTCAGCCTGCTGACTTACGCCACCAATCAGATTAGCAATCGTGTCTGAAATCAAAGGCATGTGTCGTTAGCTCCCAGTAAATCCGTATCGGTTGACGATACGTTGGGCGCTGTGACTGCCGGTCAGCGCATTGTAGCCGCCGACTTGGGCTTCTTCGTTCAGCAGATCGCTGTAGGCTTTGAACTCGTCCATGCGGTCCATAGCCGACAGACGATCAGAGCTAATCATACGTTCTTGGAACATGCGAGCGCTGCGCAGTGTAACGTACCGGCGCGCTACCTCGGGCATCTCGTCAAACGGAAGAGCGATAGTCGCGTCGACGGTGATGTCGTGGTCAAATTCGTAGGTGTTGCTCATGCGGTTGTAGAGGAAGCGACCGCGCTGCACGATTGCGAGCTGGGCGTCTGGGCCGCTGGGCGCGACACGCATGATGTTAGGTGCCAGGACAATACGCTTATCAATGTTGCGCGTTAGCTTGATCTGCAGATCAGTATTCCAGTGCCACGCCTGTGTCTGGACTTCCCTGGTCACGTTGTCGAGGATCGAAACAGCCATAGCTGCGTCAATAACCTGCTCGTCCTCAAGGCTGGCAACGGGTGTCTCACCGATGTTCGTCAACATTACGTTGACAGCTTCCAGCTTGGTCGTAGCGACTACAAAGTCAGCCATGTTTGATCATCCTTTAGCTTACAAGAAGGGGGTGGTGGCCCCACGAAGGAGCCACCGGGGTATGTCGCTTAGGACAAAGTGTTGTTGGTGCCGTCGGTCTTGATGCCGAGGATACACTCAGGGCGCAGAACGCCGTGGCCGACTGCCATCTTGGAGACCATCAAGGTTCCCTGGCGACGGATATCCGCTTGGGCCTCAGTGGTCATGCCAAACGAGCCAAGCTGTACAGTACCCAGCGCTTCTGGGTGCATGATCAGCGCCTGCACGTTGCTCATGTCCGCGTTGTACTTGCCACGGAAATCAACAGAGTCAGAGCTGTGATCAACCTGCATGTTGTTGGTCTTGATGATCGGCATGCCTGCAATCTGGAAGATCTTGCCCTGGGCAAAGTCACCGTTTGCAGTCACGAAGTCACGGTTGAGGATCTTGTCGACACCGAGCAGGCCGTAGTAGACGGTCGGCGAAACGTAACAGTAGCGGTCAGCCTCTGGCACGTTCTTCTCGTCAAGCTTACGAGCTGCGACGTAGATCTGGTCAACCAGCTCTGCGAACGTCGGGGTCGCGTCAAGGGTGATAGCTTCTGCCACGCCTTGGTCAGCAATAGCTGCGGACGGAGACAGAGCTTCTGCGCCAGCCATAGCGAACAGATTGCGGTCGTAGGTCTGAGCCAGTGCGTCGCCCATCTCACGGCTGAATGCCGAGCGGACGTCGTAGTGGTTCATCGCTTCCTGGAAATCAGAGATGAAGGTCGACGCAAGCAATACGTCGTCAATCTGAATGACGCGCTCGTCTTGCTTGATGTTCGAGCCGGTGATCTCGGTGCCAGGAACGTGGTAGGACGCAGTGGTCTTACCAACAGCGTTGAAGATAGCGCTACGACCAGCGTTGATCGTGCGAATGCGGGTCTTTTCGCGCAGTACAGTCTGGGTCAGAAACCGAGCCTGAACCTCGCCGCTGAATACCTTGAGAAAAAGAGCGTTGTTTGCGTCGAACTGCGTGTCAGTGGTCCCAGACGCTGGGGAGGTGTACGTCCCGGCATTTTTTACACCGAGATACGCAGGGGTTGCGTTAGCCATTGTGGCCTCCTTTTTTTCTAAAAACGCAAAGGGGGATGAATGACTGGCTTCCTGTTTGCATCTCGTTGGTTATCCAGAGTTGTGGGCCACCGAGTGAATAGGTCGTCAGTTGCAGAATGAATCTCGGGCTAGGTTGGACGCGTAGATCTGCCGTAGCGTTTCATTAGTGTCTGCCCAGCTGCCGTAGATCGGCTGCCATGAGGTGCATACGACGCGGTCAATCTTCTCGGAGCCAGCCCCGTTCGCGCAACTCGTTACGCAAAGAGCTGTCGCTAATAGAATTGGCAAGCTGCCGAGCTTCAATCGCATCGTATCCTTCCTTCGTATAGTGATCTTCAAGTTCTTGTCGTGCGCGTGTGCGAGCGTGGCGGGTGGCCATGATGTACAAAACTGTCATGGCCCCCACGCCTGCTGCTATGATCAACGATTGCAGCTGTCGCATCATCATCGTTTGCCTTGTCGCCAGTCATCCCAGCGCACAGCAATCAGGTAGATGCCGACACACGCGACACCCACTGCTGCCAGCCACAGATGGTTCTCGACAAACGTGGCCATCTGCTCAAGCGGACCAATCGCTGGCGCAACAGCAGTAACTGCACCGACCACTGTCATGGCACCGGCAGCACGGACTGTCCGACTCTCGCTGATGTTTGCACGGGCCTGCGGCTGCTTTGTCCTGAACAGCTCAGCCTCAGACTTGCGTCGTTTAACCAGACCGTCACGGACCTCGCCGCCTGCCTTGTTCCACCGCTCAAACTCAGACGCCGCAAGAGCGTACTTGCCGTCGTTAATACGCTTGAGCATCGTGCTGTCGCGGAAAGCTTGAGCGCCGCAGTTGTAAACAAACGACACCAGCGCATCGAACTGGTTCTGTGTCAGTGGTTTGTCGACCGCCTGCAGCACGGCGCGCTCGTACTTGCCGATGGTTGTTCTGAACATCTCCAGCACGTCGGTCTGGCTGTAGACCTGACCTTCTTGCAAGCCCTCGATGTCGTACGATGTCGTACCTAAGCCTACGGTCGGGACAGGCCGCGTTGCCAGCGTGTCCATGTAAACCGTCAGGTACTTCTCTGGGATGTTGTCGTATCCGCCAGGGTAAGGCACCGAGCCGTCAGAAAGACGGAGACTAACGCTGGCCTCATAGTAGGCGATGAGCGCGAGACCACGCTCACTCAGCCGCATATCCATGAGTTAGCCCTCCATCCGTGCAATCTTGCGCTCGACGTCAGCACGGTAGGCATCGTCCATCTTGTAGCGCGGATCGTTGATTGCTTCGAGCATTTCGGCTGTCGACCGGAAGCCCTCTGGACCGCTGCGAATACCGCCGACTTGGCGACTAGGCTCAGTCGTACCGACAGCTCGACTGTAGTCTGTGCTGATCGTTGCCATTGCCATGCGTGTCTGCGTGTAGTCGCCGCTGTTCAGCATGGTGTTCAGTCGTTCGATCATGTTGTCGTCGTAGTTGTCCGCCGCCCAGTTCTGCATCGCAGTGACCTGGTCGTCGCCACCAAACTCGTTGACGATGTTCTGGCGGTTGGCTTCTGCCTCACGAACTCGCATGTCACGAACCGCTTCGACCGTAGCGCGAGGGATGCCTGCCGCTTCTAGTGCGTCAAACGTAGCGTCACTGAGCTGTCCACTCTCCATGAACTCTTGCTCAGCATTGCTGATCAAACCGTCGACAGCAGGGACAGGTGCCGCTTCTTGAGTGTCGGCTTCTTCCGGCTCTTCAGCTGGTTGGGATAGCTTGCGCTCCAACTCAGCGTAGCTCTTTGCCATGTCCTCTGGTGACGCGAACTTCTCAGGTAACCACTCTGGTCGTTCGGGGGATTGATCAGTCTCGACAGATGGTTCGCTGTCGGGTTCGGGCGGGAGATGTCCTTCCTCAACCAGCTTAGCGTGGCTCTCCTCAAGGGTAGGCTCAGCCTCGTCAGGGAAAGGGAGGGAGGTCTGGTTAGTGTCAACCATTGTGATCTATCTCACTGTTGTTGTGGGAGTTGTTCAGCCGCTGCTTTGACGGCGTTCGGCGCACCAGCCTGCGCAATCGACGCGAGCTGCTGCTGTTGTTGAGCTTCAAGGGCTGCTTGCTGTTCCATCGCCAGCTGTTCTGGAGACTTCACTAAACCTCCCATGTCGATACCCAGCGAAGCACCGGTCCTGATGATGAACTCATCGACGTTCATGAACTGTTCAAGCACGCCTGGGCCGAGAGATCCGACGACCTGCATGAACTGCATCAGGTTGTTGAGGTCGTTGCCTCGACCAAGGGCTGCTGTGCCGGTCACAATACTTGGCTTGATCACACCGTCGGGCAGATTAGGCAGACGCTTTTGCTTCTGCATGCGCTCCATCAGTCGCTTGACCAGGGGCAGCTGCAGTGCTTGCGACAGGTTGCTGTAGAGACCGCCGAGTGACGACTCAAGAGCATTGGCCAACAGGTTCAGCTCGGTGCTGGTCACACGCTCTGCGTCTCGGGTGATCGACTCATACAGCATGAATGCCTGAGCGAGCCGCTGTTCGATCCGCTGTGCTGCCTGAGCAGCCACCGCCATGTCCGCCTGCTTTTGCACTTGCAGTGTCGACACGTCGTTAGCGTTGCCGCTCTTGAAGTCGCCAGACTCAGCTTCAGCCAGATCTTGCATGCGGGTCACGCCGTTCGGCTGTACAAGGAAGACGACCTTGGACGCTGCTGCACTGGCCTCAAGGATTGCGCGGGACAGTCCCTCAAGGCTGATCAGGTCGCCAAGATATTCCTCGACGTAGGACCGGCCATAGCTCTCAGCATCAATCTGGTTCCACCGCAGAGCCAGCATTGGTCCCTTGTCGAGTGGCCAGCTGCCCTCACTACCAGGCACCAGTTTACCGTCGAGTTCCTGGTACATGCGCCATCGCTTACCGTCGCGGTAGTACTTCGTGTAGACAGCCACGTCCTCACCGTCTTTGTGATCGGTGATCAGGGCTGCTACCTCTGGCTCCAGTACGCTAGGCGACACCATTTCCTTGATGATGATGTCCAGCACGTTGCCGTCGGCATCACGTTGGATGACATAGCGGTCGAGACCGAAGACCCGTGTGCCGCCTGCTGCTGGCAGATAGATCAGGACGTTGCCGCCGATGATGAGATGTTTGAGCGCTTCAAATAGAGGGGCGCGTAGTCCGCTCTGTTCGACTTCTTCCATGACTGCGCGCTCGATTGCACTTAGACCGGCTTCAATTTCGCCTCGGGCGTCGGGCCGCTGTGCTAGTTCTTGAGCTTCAAAGTCGCTCAGTGTCAGTCTGAAGAAGGGTTGGTTGGGCGGAAGGAGACTGAGAAGAAGTCTTGCCGCCAGATAGTTCACTCCGCGAGCGCCGATGCCTTGGTACGGGGTCGGCAGACGAGTGGCGTAGGTGTGGCCACTGGGCGGGATGATACTAGGTAGGGTAAGTTTACTGCACTCCCTGGCACGTTCGAGATAGGTCTCTCGGGTACTTGCCAGCTTCTCGTAGCGCGCCTTGCAGGTCACGCCATCAAGATACATTCGTTACTTTTGACCTCCTGTGTTAACGCCCATGCCGCCGCCAGTGTTGACCGTAGGCTGCGACACCTTCGCATTGGATGGACGACGAATCCGCAAAGCGCGACTGCCTGAATCATCAGATGCATAGGGGTCTTTCAACCGTGCCTTTTGCTTAGCGCGCTGGGCTTTTGCCGGTGCTGCTTGCGCAAGAGTTGGCGGCTGAGGAGTTGGCTGTGGAGCCTCGACAATGATCGGGGCTGGAGGTGGTGGAGCAGATTTGTTTCCGCCTAGACACATATCATGTAATCCTCAGTATGTTGTCGTTTTGTTCTTGAAAGATTGTTTCGAGATGTTTGACGACGCCGACAGCCCCGGTGTTTAGCCAGATCTGTCGGTCGCTGTCGTTCACGGACGGGCATCGGTCAGGATACCTATCGCGCAAGTAGTCGATAAGCTCCTGACTGATGTAGGGTGCTTGCTCTATATGCCGCACGTACCACCCCCGGTGATGTCACAGACGTCGTGCGTCTCGACAAAGGTCTCACCCTCATGCGCCTTAGCTTCGCTGTATGGCACTGGTGTCAGCGGCTGTCCGCCTCGCGAACCGTCCGCATAGACAGTTAGGCCGCGCAGGCGGTGAGCGTGTCGTGCAAACAGGTCGACGTAGTCATCGACACAGTCTTCGTTGTTCAGCTCAGAACCCCAAGCTGGCAAATTAATTGTCGAACTAATCGCCTGGTCGACATAGTCTTGGACGTCGCACTGGAAACGGACACGACGGCCAGGATCTTGAGCTAGGTCCATAGCGCTCTCGACACTGTCAGGATCTTCAATACCGTACTGCTCGATCAACTGCTCGGCAGCACTGTCGACAACGTACTGGTAACGCCATTCGGTGCCACCAACGAGGTAGCGGCGCTTGTAGGCAGTAGCAAAGATCGGCTCGATGCCGGTCGACGTACCAGCCAAGATCCCAATGGTTCCTGTCGGTGCAATGGCACGGACGCCAGCAGGACGGTTGACCGACAACTCACGGCTGAACTCATCAGCAGTCTTGTCAGACTCACCGCGCCAAACAGACAACCACTGGTGTAGCTCAGGGGTAACTTCATAGAGATAGCCGCGAGCAATCAGCCATTCGTGCAGGCCCATTGCCCCAAGCCCAAGTCTTCGGTTTTTGCTCCTAGTCTCGCACACCTTCTGGTAGGGCAAGTCAGCCCTCATAGTTCCACAAAGTAGAAACTTGGTAGTAAGATGCACAACATCCTGTAGCTCTGCAATGTCTGCGATACGACTGAAGTTAATACTCGCGAGATTGCATACGTCGTGACTATCAGCGCTGGTTACCTCTGTGCAGGCGTTACGCAGCGTCTCGTTTTCTTTGTCGAAGAAGTTGAACGAGAACCCTGGCTCGCTCGTCTTGAGCGCCTGCGCGACGTTCTGCCTGAAGACTTCGCCCGGTTCACCTGTCTGCCAATAGGTCTGCAGCCACTCTGTGTCGTAGTTGACCGACACGTTTGTCATGTCCAGGGGCGCAGGAAAGTTAAAGTCTTCTTGCTTCACGTCCCACAAAGTCTTGTCGGTCCCTGCGATTGGCATGCTCTGCCAGTCTTTAGCTACCAGGAAGTCGTTGATGTCTCCGTGCTTCCAGTTAAGACTCGCGTAGATCGCGCTACGACGTGATCCGCCTTGCATCACACGACGACCGATCTCGTTGATCATGCACATCTTAGGGATCGGGCCAGATGCTGTGCCGCCTGTCCGAGTAATCGGCGATCCGCTGGGTCGATACACAGAGTAGTCGATGCCGATACCACCGCCCGTCATGAGACAGCTCTCTGCCGACCAGCTCAGATTAGCCCAGTCCTGACGCGAGTCTTCCTCGGCCTTCAGCAGATAGCAGTTGTTGTAGTATTTGTTTGGTCGACCAGCGTAGTATAGATAGCGTCCACCTGGCAGCACCTTCATGTCGGTGATGTACTGTGTCAGCTGGTCCTTCTCGTCGGGCGTCATGCGATCTTGGCAGACATCCTCAACGACAGTACGCGACAGCTCAGGCCAAGTCTCCGCTCCTTCGTGTCGGTATTTCTGGTTAAAGATGTCTTCGCTGAAAGAATTACGAAAATGCGTGTTCTTAGTCATCTGCCAACACCTCCCGCAGATCTACCTTTTGCCAGCCCTCTGGCTTTACAACCTTGCCGTTCTCATCTTTGACGACGCCGTTTCTCAGTTTGTCCATGTTGTTACTGTGTACGACATCGAACGCATTTGAACACACGTCTGCCTTGAAGAAGACAACACCAAGGCCCAGCGTGACATAAAGCAGATCAATCGTCTCCTTCAGTACGTTCGCTCTGTTCTCAGGTGTGTCTTCAAACGTGGCTTTTCGTACGGCCTCGAACAGCTCAACGTACTCTTCTGCGATCAGGCGCATGCGCTGCACAACAGCGTCACCGTCGTTAAACGACACGGTGCCATTGTACGGTTGCTCGGCGCGTTTGTTGAACTCTGCAACTAACTCAAACATTCTCGACCCCCTCAGTCTCTGCTCGGGTGATCAACTCGTCCAAGTACCATCGCGCTTTTTCGAGATCTTGCACGGCGTTCGCTGGGTTCTTGTGACGCCAGCGCGTGATATACTTAACGATACAGCCTTCTTCATAGTTCATCTTCCACGACTTTATGTAGCCGTAGGTGCTGTCGCCTTTCGTATAGTGCGAGGGGTTTATTGGATCGTCGGTGGTGTCCATAGTGTGACCTTCTCTTTTGTGTAGTCAGTGGGGTGTAGGATACGAGCGAGACGTGCCATGAGCAGCGCATCGTCCGCGCTCTGTTTGCTTTTCTCATACGTCTTGACGACGACCGGCCACATGGCCTCAATCGTAGGCTCGACGTCCTCCAGCAAACGCTCGGCTCGTACTTTGCCGATGTTCTTTGCGCCTGGGTAATTGTCAGCTGCGTCGCCAGTCAGGGTCTGCATCATCCAGTTGCGCAGCGCGTCCTCTTCAGACACCTCGATGATGTCTCCTGCGTCGATGTCGACATGAAGTCCAGGCAACGTCCGCATATCTTTGTCGATGCTCCAGATGACAGTCCCTGGTCCGCTGTTAATGCCGATGACATCGTCGCCTTCTAGTCCGTCAATCCACTCAGCATGCCATTTGTCAGACGCATGCGCTCGCAGTGCTGACCAAGCCATCGGCTTCTCGCCTTTGCGGTTGGCCTTGTAGTCAGGGTACAGATCTTTGCGGAAGTTAGTCGGTGCCGACAAAGCAAAGAACAGCTCATCTGCCTCAGTCACGTCCTTGATGGTCTGCACCATGCTGTCGAAAACGTAGCACGCCTCGTTGATCGACACGGCTGGAAACAGAACCAGGTCGTCGTCCAGCGTGAACTCATGGGTGGTAGTGGCGACAGTGCTGGCCTGGTAGACCAGAACGTCCGCGTCAATCAGTGCGCGCACTTGTTAATCCTTCGTAGTCAAGCGTGTCTTTGATCGGTACGACAACGGGAACTGTACGATACCCAACACGTCTAAGCACTCGTTTTGCATCAGCGTCGTCGGTAATGTCAACGGTGATGTAGTCTTGGTTCGTTTGATCCAGGTAGGCCATTGCCTTCGCACAGTAGCTGCAGTCTTTTTTAGTTAGCACTAGGTACATCAGCTTCCCCCCACTCGCTCATCAAAGCAGCCCAAGCCACAGGCGCAACACGACAAGCCATTGCGTCGATGCCGACTGCCAGGTCGTGGATTTCTTTCTGTGCATCACTCTGCAGACGCAGGCGACAGAACTTTGCCCACGCCCCCAAGAACCCGCTCGACACACACTCAGTCATTGTGTGCTGTGGCAGCACCATGCGCGCCTGCTCAGGAGCTACGCCGAGGTGCAGCAACCATTCGTATGAGTAGAGCGCAGTCTGCTCGACATTACTGAGCATCTGGTCGCAAGCCAGCTGGTCAGGCTCTGGTAGCTCATGGCCACTGCCCTGCTTCTTGTCGGACGCACGTTCACGCCAGCCTTTGACGTCGTAGAAGTCTGGCGGCTCATCAACATAGCGGCGGCTGATTGTGTTGGTCACAATGTATTCGTGCTTGGCAAACTGTGCGTGAACGAACAGCGGCATGCGCAGATGAAACGTCAGTGAGACATGGTTGAAGGGCGACTTGTGCTTGTGTCGTGCAAGGTAGCGGATCAGGCCAGCGTCCTTGTCAGTGAACTTATCTGACCGCTTACCAAACGACACACGCGCTGCGTTAACGACACTGAGATCGTTGCCCATACTGTCGAGCAGGTTAACTTCCATCGGCAACCTACTTCTTCTTCGGTGCGAAACCGCCCTTCTTGTCTTTCATCTGCTTGTACGTCTTGTCCGACACAGTGCTGTTGGACTTGCTGCGAGACGTGCCTGCTTTCTTACGGGCGTTCATGTTTTTGTAGAGGCTCATAGGTTCTCCAAGTAGAAGGCGCGGCACCATGCAGCGCACAGGTCAGAGCGGACGATGTCGTCTAGTCCAAACTCAATGATTGGGATCTGCATCCCGTGTTTCTTGATCAGGTGCAGGACTGTCTTGAGTCCGCTGTCACCAGGCAGATCACTTTGGCTGATGTCGCCGTTGACAATGATCTTGGACCCCTCGCCTTGCCTGGTCAGAAACATCTTCATCTCTGGCAGCGTGGCGTTCTGAGCTTCGTCAAGAATGATCAAGGCGTCGGCAAAGCTGCGACCACGCATGGTGGCAAACGGTACGATCTCGATGTTGCCAGCCCTCATGGCTGTGTCGAACAGGCCCTTACCCATACGCTCCCGCATTGGGGTCAGGAAGCTAGCCGCATACGGCTCCATCTTTTCCTTGAGATCACCTGGCAAAAACCCGATGTCACGACCGGCTGGTACATTCGGACGGGTGATGATGATCTTGTTGATTGCGCTGTCAGCGTACTGGTCAGCGGTGTAAGTAGCAGCGACAAACGTCTTGCCTGTTCCAGCTGGGCCAAGAACGACAACAGCATCGCTTGTCTCCAGTGCGTGGAGATAATCAGCTTGCTTCTTTGTCTTGGGCTTTAGTGGCTGGCGGGTCGGTTGCCCTGCTGTCGTTAGTTTACTTTGACGTCGTTTGCTCAAGCTACAGGACCACTCCACAGGGGTAGGCCCAAGAAAAAGCAGCGACGATTGCGATCTCAAGCGTGGCTTCTTCGTTGCCGATCATGTTTGTTTGAACGAGATATCCGATGATCAGATTTGCTGTCAGGTCAGTGTCTTCGACGCCGTGCATATGACATGCAATCGGACTGCCGCTTGATATGATTGCTCCCACGTTTGCACCAGAGATGACGGCGCTGACGTATGGCCAGATCCAGTGGTCGAGATTGTCTCGCTCGTTGTTGAGGGCGTCGATGTAGTCGCTCTGTGCAGTCATCTGCTGCATCTGTATGTGGCCGACGTCTTCGGCCCAGGCATCAGCGTAGAGGCTGACGACAGATGCGAATGCAAAGCACAGCGCTCCTAAGAATAAATTACGGTTCACCATCAGTGTGACTCCGACCAGTCTTTGCCCACCTGTGTGTCGCAAGTCATGGTCACGTTGAGATTGTAAAAAGTGCAGGCGTCACACAGACTGCGTTTGATCACGTCAGTAACGTAGCCAGTGTGCGCTGGGGCGCAGTCGAACTGCAGTTCGTCGTGGACGTACATGACCAGGTCACACGGCGTGTTGGCGACACGAAGCTTCTCGACCGCCTGCGTTGCCCACAGCTTGCCGACAATCGACGTGCTGCTCTGGATCAAATAGTTAAGCGCTTTGAAGTCGGCAGGGCATGGGATGAAGCGACCATCAAGCGCGGTGAAGCCACCTGACTTTTTGACTCGCGTTCGTATAGCGTCGATCAGCTGCTGCAGTGCCGGGAAGGCCGACATCAGGTCAGCTCGAACCTCACTGCCGTTGCGCCCAGTGATCTCACCGAGCAGTTTGTCGGAGCAGCCGTAGACTAGGGCGAAGATCACACGTTTCGCTGTCGGTCTGTCGATGCCCATTGCATCAGCGTTCAGCTGGTGGATGTCTTGCTCGGCCAACATCGCAGCGTACTGCCCGTTGTCCCACGGGTGCATATAGTGTGCGAGCAGCATCAGCTCGGCTTTGTCCAGATCGCTTGCCAGCAGCACTCGACCAGGCGATGCAGTGAAACACTGACGACACTCGCGACCGTATGCCCCGAAGACGGACGGCACCTGCTGAAGATTCGGATTTCGCGACGATGTTCTCGAAGTTTGCGCACTGTTGCTGATCACCTGGGCATGGATGCGCCCGTCTTTGTCAGCATCTAGCCAGCTCTCGACCAGGCCAATGCGCTTAGCAATCGTAAACTGCTCGGCCATCAGGCCAGCCTCTGGTATCTTGTCGGCCAGTGCCTTCAGTACGGTCTCATCGATCTTGGCCTGTGTGCCACTCTCGGTGAACTCTTTGGGTTCCCATCCGCTGACACGCAGGACACGCTCGATGTGCTGCCGACTGTTTGGATTGAAGATGACGAACTTCACCTTCTGATACGGGCAGTCCTTCGACACCTCGGGCCTGGCTTTGTAGCGCACTGACCTCTTTGGTGTGACGACTGGACCGTCTGGCTCATACCATCCGCCATATGTCCGCTGCAGCTCGGTGCTGATCTCGTCTTGGCGCTGGGTAAGAGCGGCCATGAGAGACTGCGCATGCGCTGTGTCGAACGCGAATCCACGCTGCTCCATGTCATGACAGACACGGGCGAAGCGATGCTCAAGGTCGATAGCACGCAGGCTCATCGTTGCGAGAGGCAGGCTGTGGTGCAGCTTAGCAGTGACCCGACAGTCTTGAAGACAGTACGTCTCAAGCTCAGGGGTCCAGCCGTCTGTCCACTCACCGTCGTAAGACAGCTTGCGGAAACCCAGGCGCACACCGTGAGCGGCCAAACTGTGCGATCCATTGAAGACCTTCGGGCCTCCTTTGTCGCGCAAAGCTTTCGGCCCAAACCTAGCGAAATCTCGGTCACGAAGATCAGGGTAGGCTAAACGGCTCAGCACCAGGGTGTCGGTGATCTTTGGTGGGCTAAACCAAGGATACAGTTTCTTGATGACGGGGATGTCGTAGGCGATGCCGTTGTGCATGACGCACTCGTCAGCATCCATGATGCGACGCAGCCCCTCTTCTATTTGACCAGGGCGATAGGCAACTTCATCGCCCGTATCTAGGTCGACCCAACACAGCGACGTGATCTCTGTCACTGTGTCGATCAGACCATCTGTTTCAATGTCAGCTGCGATCCTCATGTCGGCTAGTCCCGCAGGCTGTATTCAGCGTACATCCGGCCAAGCTCGTCCGTCTTGTAACTGGTAAGGATGTCGTACTTGTCTTCACGCAACTCATGTATCCGAGCGCTTAGTCGGTAGACGCCGTAGACAATGTACGCCTTCATCGGGGTGATCGTCTTGCCCTGCTTGAGATGACGTAGGATCGTGTTCCGCTGGGTCTGAGTCTGTGTGGACATAGGGGAAAAACTCCTTGAGATAGTAGCGATGGGGTCTGCGGCCTCGGCCTTCAATTTGTTTGACATCGGCGAAGCTATCAAAGTCGACGCCAATGTATCGTTTGATGTTGCCCATTACGGACGCTGCTTTGGTTGACAGGCCCAACTGCTGCATGTCGTGTTTTGTCAAGCCGACACCACGGGCCAACACAGAAAACACAGCCTCGTAGACAGGCGGCATATGCTTCTGCTCACGCTCTGCTGACACCACACTACGACGTGCAATGTCGTACACGTCAGCCCATTTGCGGTCGACTAACATGCGCTGGGCAGTCCATTCCATCAGGTCGTAGACCGGACTAAAACGGCACGTCGTTGGTGAAATCCGTACCACCTTCTTCCAGCCGTCCTGTTTGTCTGTTGAAGAAAAGCATTCCTGCGTCACTTGAGGTCTCCCCCGTGTATCGGTTCTTCATGATGTTGACTCTGACCTGGTCGCGAACTCTGTCGCCGTCATCACCGACAACTTTCTCTAGGCCGATGACTGCGTCCGACAGAGCAGCTGGTGATCCAGATCCTCGGATGTCGGCAAGGCTCAGGCTTGCAGTACCACTGCTGTGATCCCCAGCGCTGGGCTTGCGGGTGTGAGCAACCATGATGACGCCAGTGCCTGCTCGTTCACAGATCTTAGACCTGATCTCTGTACAGACAGCGTCGATAATTTTTCGTTCATCATGGTGCTGGTTGGCTAGGCCAAGCGTGGTCGCCATCGTGACGTGATCGAGGATCAACCAATCACAACGACACCCAGCAGCCATC